GTTGAGTGCGGGGGTGTAATCAAGTACACCGGCCATGGTGAGTGCGGAAGCAACGTCTGCGGAGCAGAGAATTACGTTGCCCTTCCCTCTACGAGTTCTTTGTGCGATTGCGTTTGCATCGCGCTCGATTTGGAAGAGTAGACCCTTGAACTTCTCAACAGACCAACGACCGTTGCTGTCAACGTCGAGGTCGAATGCACCTGCAGTAGCAACGTTTGCGGTTGCGCCTTGCTCAGCAGTCTTGTAGATGGTTCTGATGACTTCACGGTTGATCTCAGCAAGAATCTCAGAAGAGAGAATGTTTGCTAGTTCCGCTTCAGCATTCAGACCATGGATTGCCTTGAGGTCTTGTGCGAGTTCTAGGGAGTACTCAGCTTTGAGTGCTCTTGACTTTGCTTCGACGAGGACTTTCTCGATTGAGAATGCCATCTCGTTGAACTGATTACCAGCTGCATCTCCTAGTGATTCAGAAGATGTGGTCTTCATTCCTTGACCAGTGTTATATGCGCTTTGATCGCCACTGGTTGGGTTAAGGATGCTGGGGTTGTCTCCTGCTTGTGCAGTAGTACCCATACCAACTGCGGTTCCAGTGAAGTCGTTTAGAGTACGACCATCATTCTGACCGGAGAATGCGGAATCAACTTCGTCGTAGAAAGTCTCAGGTCCGTCATTAGATCCTTGACGGGAACGCATTGCGAAGATAAGTCCAGTAGGACCAGACATTGGTTGAACGCCTGCAAGATCGTATGCGATCAAGTTAGGCATTGCACGTCTGATTAGAGAGATCAGAACGGGGTCGAAACCTGCAACAGGTCCACCAGCATCAGCGCCTGCGCTGAAACCTGCAGAACCGTTACCGGTTGCAGTGTTCATGGTGGGGGAAGCTTCGTTTAGCATTCCACCTTGGGAGAATGAGTTTTGCTCTCTTAGGAATTTTTCTTGGTTTTCGAGCAGGACAGCGGTTACGGCTTTACGATGGGAATCTTTGATTTCCTCGCATCCTTCAGCGTTTAGAAGGGGTGCCCACTTTTCCTGCAGATGTTCAGATTGGAACATTTGCTATTACCTCTTTAAAAGATTTAGTGGTTTGTTTGAATTAATATTAAATTCATTTTTTGACAACAGATGAAAGAGTTCTCAGATAAGAAGCCATTGAATCTGTGTAAGGCTCAGGAGTTATTTCTGCTCCTTCTGATAGTGTTTCGGTAGTTGCCTGTTGAGTTACCTTAGTAGCAAAATATGCTTCTTTTAAGGTTTCCAACTTTTCACGATAAGATGTCTCACTTTCAAACTCAACACTTTCGGAAAGTGAAGCGAGCTTTTCCTTCTGAGTGGCAGCGAGGCCTCCAGAAATCTCATCGAAAATTCTATCTGCAACCGACTCAGAGAGACGCTTGTTTAGAGAAATATTCTTATCGATTTGCTCGTTGAGTTTTGTCTCCATATCATCAAGTTTTTCTACCATGCTCTCAAGCACATCATATTTATCTTCAGGGATTGATACATAATGTTCTTCAAAAAGATTCTTGAGACCAGACATAAAGGAATTATTCAATTCTTCCTTCAGTCCTCTCTCAACGGATAGTCTGTTCTCAGACATCCACTCACTTGATACATACTCAAGATAAGAATCAACACGCTCAGTTAGAGCAGTCTTGATTTCTTCTACTTCTTCTACTAGTTTTGCTTCGTATTGAACCTCAAGAGATTCTTGAATCTCGGATACTTTAGAACGGAGCGCAGATTCAAAGATAGTTCTTGCTTTCTCTTGGAATTCCTCAGAAAGTTCTTCACCTTGTAGAAGAGCATTTACATCTTCTTCTACATTGTACTCTTCTGCGGACTCCTCTTCCTCAGCAACAACTTCCTCTTCTACAGTTTCTTCTTCTGCAACTACTTCTTCTTCAGTAGTCTCTTCTTCGGAAACAACTTCCTCTTCGGTAGTTTCTTCTTCAGAAACTACTTCATCAGATTCGGCTTCGATTTCTTCTTTCTTGACTGATGCCATTGCCTCGGCGGGTTTTGCACCCTTCTTAACAATATCAGCAACAGTCTTTAAAGAAGGCTCCTTTAATTTTGCAGAATCATCATCTACTTTGTAATTATCGGGAGTAGGACCACCCAGATCTTCATAATTTCCTGTTTGACCAGGAGTTACGCTATCTACTGAGTCCATAGATTCTCCAGATTTAGCACCAGAATTTACTGCAGTTTGGGATTGCTTAGTGCCTGCTTCCATTTCCTGTAAGTCTTTACCACTAGACATTTGAACGCTCCGTTTACCTTAGGTTAATTTGTATATATTTATTTATAATTTAATAAATTACAGTGAATTTAAAAAGTCATTAAATAAATTTAATTTATGTTCTTCAAGTTGTTTTTGTTGAACAAGAGTATTTATTTGTCTTTTCGCATTTTCTGCATATCTTTCTCTGAGAATTCCACCATCCCAGATCCAATCTTTTCCTTCCATAATTCCCTGCACAAATGCATCAGGTGCAGAAGGATCTGCTACAATATCTGCAGCAGTTGCTAACATAAAATCTTCACCTACCTCTTTATAACCACCCTTAGTTTCTCTTAAGGATCCAATTCCTCTAGAAGAAACTCCAAGAGTTACACCATCTTTCAATAAAGATTCGGCAATCTTACCCATAGGAGTTGACAAAATTTGTGCCTTTCCTATAAAGTTATTACCATCTCTATAAAGTTCAGTTATTTTATGAGAAACTCTATCTAAGTTCACAGTTGGTCCATCAGGATGACCTAATTCTCCAAGAGCACGACCTTTTTGGACATAATCTTTACTATATCTTTCAACCTCTTTTTCCATAATACCCATAGGGTACATACGTCCATTTCGGTTTACTTTTTCTGCTTGTAGAAAAGGTCCTTTGATATAAAGAGATTTTTTACCATTCTTACTTTCAGTAAGAACCTCTACCTTTTCAATCTCTTCTCTGATTAGTTTCATAGGTTTATGCACTTATTGGATTGTTATTTTCATCATGTCTTTGATACGTACCAACACTCACTGGATTATTATCTTTATCATGTCTCTGATAAGTAGACTGAGTTCTTGTTCCAGTTCCAGCAGGACTGTTATAAGTACGTGCTACATAATCAGCATTAAAATTTTCATATGTTACTGTGCTCCAGCCTTCTGTTCCTGAAAACTGATTGACAATATTTTTTCCAGGTTGAGATGATTCGGGGGTATTATTTTCGTCGTGACGAATATAAGACATTATAAATGTAGTAAAATATAAATTATTTATAATTTTACTTAACTATCCTCTTCTTCTACTTCTGATTCTTGCTTTGTAAATGCAGAGTCATAGGTTTCGGGACGAATTGCTTCGACTTTTTCTACACTTTTTGTATAAAGCATATCCTTTAGTTTGTCACTAATCTCAGAAGGAGATCCCTCTGAAGCAATCAAATCCATTAGTTCTTCCATGAAAATAAAAATAATTTCTTTTATTTATACTTCTGTTGAATCTCCGTCCTGATCTTCAATATCAGTGGGGACTTTTCCAGAATCACCATCAATATTACTAGCAATAGATGGTTCCATTGGTTGTCCAGTTTCTGGATCGATAGGAGCATTGGGATCAGTTATAATTCCCATTTCAATTTCTTTTGCAATCTTTCGATCTTCTTCAATAATTTCTTGATCAGTTTGACGAAGAATCTTAGATCTTACATAGTTCTGAGAATAATATTTACCAACATAAGTTTCTGCAGTTGCTGCAAGATTTAGTCTTTCAGTTAGAAGTTCTGCTTCTTTAAGTTCTGAGAAATGATTATCATATAAGAAATCATATTGAATTTGTTCTGAAATTAATTTCCAATCCTCAACAGTAATAATATTTTTTAATATTAATTGAGTTTTTAGAATATCATTAAATAAATTTGAAAATCTTTTTCTCAAACGACCTACAAACTTAGTGAATTTCAGTTCATCTCTTAAGATCTCAGAAGATCTCCCCAAGTTAAACCCACCTTCTCCATCCATTCTTGAGGGTGGAACATTAAGGGATCTGTATAGTTTCTTTTTAAAATACTCAATATCAGTGATTTCACCCAAGTTTTGTCCTCCTGGGAGAGTTGAGATTTCTGTTCCCCTTCCACCTTCACGTCTGGGGAGCCAGAAGTCTTCGAGCATTGACATAAATTTTTTGTCATCTCTAATTTCTCCTGTATTTGAATCATAAACAGTTTTGTTGCGATAACGCATCATAACATCACGTAGGTATTGTTCAGCCTTTACCTTGGGTAGATTACCAACATCAATGTAAAAAATTCTACGTTCTGGTGCTCTTGATAGTCTATAGATTACAAGACTATCCTCAATCATACGAAGTTGGTTGAGAGACTTTATCGCTTTATTTAAGTACGATAATACTATATTTTTATTTCTATCTACAAGTCCAGAGTTACAATACGCAATAGAATCTCTGGACATTTTTACTCCTCCAGGACTAGTGCTGTTCCCACCTAAAGGAGTTGTAAATGATTTTGGATTATATAAAAAATACTCTTGAATTTCTGGAAATTCTGTTACTACGTCTTGATTATTATTTCTAGCAATGGTTATATTATTTTTATCATCTTTTGATTTTTGTCTAACATACCTCATCTTTAGAGGATCAATATACCTTAATTCTTTGATACCCTCTTGAGGATTTTTTGTATCAATCATTTTATGGTAATATAGTCTACCATCAATATACCAATTTCTATAAATTTCATGACACTTCTTGTCAAAATCAAGAAGTCTTAAAATATTTCTAAACTCTTCTCTAATTTTTTCTTTAATACCATCACTAGCATTTAAATTTGATAATTCTATTTCTATAGGGCTATCATTACTATCTGAAACAATTGCTTCATTTACAATATCTTCAATTGCACTATCAACTTCGGGGTGAAGTGACATTTCTCTATATCTTTTAATTAAGTCAAATTCTGTCTTATATACTCCTTCAATATCTACATATGAACCAAAAAAACCACTAGTTAAATAATGATCAACCCCGTCCTCATTATTTTGAGGAACGGGGGAAACCACATCTTTAGATTTTTTAGTATTATCCTCAATAGAAAAACCAAATAATCTTGCCATGAATAAATTGACCTATTTTAATAATACTATTTATTATCGAATAATACTTTGAGTTTGATCTTGAGCATCATTGTCTGCTCCTGCTTGCCAGTATTGAACCTGGAATTCTACAGTGTACTCTTCAATTGAATCAGGGGTATCATAGGATAAATCAATCTGAGCAACGTTAGTTGGGAAGATGTCAAAGAACTGATAAGTTCTTAGTGGTCTTACACCATTTTCAGTTCCCTCTACATTATTATTTGTTGTAGAGAATCTTCCTTTACCAGCGCCTTTGCCTAGTTGATAAACAAATGCATCGGACATATAGGAAGTAGGATTAGTTGCACCAGAAGCATTATCTAGTTTACTAATTCCATTCATCCATGTCTCCATTGCAGTTCTAATAGAAAAGTCTTCATCATTAATGATTGTAACCGTCCAAGTATCGAAAGTTCTGTCTCCAGCAACTTTTAGAGTTCTACCTCTAAAAGGAACTTCAATTGGAGCAATATTAGATGCTGGTAAAGCAGCTGCTTTGCATAAGAAATTAAAGTTAGTTTGAGATGTTGTATCCCAAGTAGTATCAGCTGCTACTGGTAAGTTTGGAATTGCTACTTCAAATAAATTGGGTCTTGCACCTCCACCTTGGAGTGCAGACTTAAAATCTGAGATTGTTCTATGGATTGCCATTGTTAATTTCCTCCGTTTTTGTTAGTAATAATAAATCAGGCTCTACCTACAACTTCACTGAAAGAAACTCCAGTGCGAGTGGCAACAAATGTTAGTGTAATATAATTAATAGACTTGGTTGGTTTGACATAAATGTCTGCTCTAAACTCATTATTATCAACAATGTCAGGAGTATTATTTGTAGCATCACAAACAACTAGATAATCAAAAACTCCCCTCTTCGCTTGAATATCTCTCATGTAAGGATCAATGATGTTAACGAAGTTTGCTCTTGTGAGTTCATCATTCAATTCAAAGAGTTGATCTTTGGCAGCAGCTTGAACTGCTTGTTCGATTGTTAGGAACAATCTTCTAACGTTAATTCTATCAAATGCAGATGCATAAGCAGATGCAGTTTTATCACCAAATAAAACTGTTCCAGAACCACTTTGAGTTACAATGGGATTAATTCTATTAGAATAGAGTCTATCTCTTTGTGCTTTGGTGGGATTATATGCAAGTTTAACTGCATTATTAATAGCACCTCTTTGAGTTCCAGCGGGTGAGAACCAGGGATATGAATTAATTGAAGTTCTAACCATCAATCCAGCAATGTCAGCATTAGTGGGTAGGTAATAGAAGTTTGAAGTAAATCTATCATATGTATACTTATATCCACTATCAAATACCGCATAAGTTGAGGATGCTAAAGATGAGAAGAATCCTAATACATTTTCGGTTTGAGTTTCAGAATTTGAAATGTTAACAACATCAGTAGTATCGGGTGAAATCACCGCCATACAATCTTTTCTTGCTTCTGCTAAACTAATGATATAATTTGCCTTGACCTGAGTATCTATTTTACTAGACTCAGATGGTCCCATGATTAGGTAATCGATATCTTCATCATCTGGATTAGAAAATAGTGAGTATCCACTAATGATGCTACTAACATCAACATTAAATCCATTTGCAACACTATAGTTATTTCCACCGCCTAAGTTATATGAGACGGATCCAACACACTTAAAGGATAAATCTTGAACGGGTTGGTTCCAACCACTCTTCTTAACACCAAATGCATTTGCTTCAAAATCAACACCGACAGGTCTTACACTTCTATGGATATCTTCATTGAGAGAGAAATCTTCTCCACCATAAATGTATTGAGAATACTTTGCAAGATAATTTCTCCACCACAGTTTCAATGGGGCATTTTGTGTTGAGGAAGTATCAGTTGCTTTGGACACGAACAAATGCTTCTCAAGAAGATTTGCTTTGATTCCACTAATAGTCCCTAGATCATCAAATACTGCAATATGCAATGCATCACCTCTTGATCCTCTTTGATTTGCAAAGTCGGTTGAAACTGGTTTTGGTGCAATTGAAGTCCAGAGGAGATTTCCAGTAGAAAGACTAATCGTTTGTCTGGAATACCAATCGTCAGCATTAGTAATTGTTGATGTATTTTGAACAGATCCAGAAGAATTTAAGAACTCAATAGCTCCACCATCAGTAAATGATCTTGCGTTATCATTTTCTGAATATTCTACTTTGGTTTCTGTACCTCCAGTGTATGACTTTCTAGTAATGGTAAGTGTTGATCCTGCGGGAACAGTATCGGTAACTGCAGAGGATAAGGTTACGCTAGTAGCACCAATAGAAGTAATTGCTAAATCAGTATCACCAGATGCTGCAATTGTAATTTTATTCAGAGATGTACTTAGTGTTGTAGGAATGCTATCTAGATACAAGATTGTATCGCCAGAAGTTGCACCGTAGGTAGAAGAAAGTGTTACTGTAGTTTCTGCTAAGTAACTTTCAGTTAATCCAACAACTCTAGAAACTACTTTTACATCCAGAATTGAGTCACTACTAGATGTATCTGTAGTTACTCCAGTAATAATACCTTTTATATGTCCAGTAAATGAATTTGTTCCTCCAGTAGCATTGGGAATTGTTAATCCAGAAACTGCTTGAATAACTCCATTTTCTAAATCTGCTCCTAAAGCACCTGGATCATTAGTAGCTAGTCCAAGTGTTTGGTCTGCCTTGTCGTCAATAACAGCAACCTTTAGAGTATTTCCCCAATCACCTGGAGTTTGT